AGTTCGTAGTTTGTATGAAGAGTTTAACTGTTTCCAATTATGTTTTTCAAATGGACGAGTTCACGCAGCAAAAATTATAGAATTTATATTAAAAACAAATAAAAAAATAAAAACAATAGATATTCAATTATTGATTGATAAAAAAGTATTATAAAAAATACTAGTTATAAAATATAAAAAAGATAAAATACTATAATGTCATTTATAGAGCCACAAGTAAAAAAAAGAATTTTAGATGTTAATGCCGAGATAGCGGAATTAAAGGGATCACTTAGCGACAAAGAAACTAAAATTTATCTTGCTAAGTTTTTGATTCACAATTTATCTTTTACTTTTAAATTATTAACTGGAGCAGGTGGTGATGGTGTAGAATTATATCCATTCCAAGAATTATTGTTAAGAATGTTATTTGAAAAAGATAATGTTCTATGTGTAATGGGACGCGGAACTGGAAAAACTTGGATAGCGGCGGTGTTTATTATTTTATACGCAATTGTTTATCCGGGGAGTAAAATAGGAATTATTGGTCCGTCCTTTAGAAATACCAGAAAACTATTTCAGGAAATACAAAAAATTAAAAATAAAAAAGGCGCAGCATTATTACATCAAATTATTACCGATGAGAAATGCGCCCCAGATATTAATCAATTAAAAATAGGGACTTCGGAGGTTTTTGCTTTACCTCTTGGAAGTTCTGGTGATAAAATTCGTGGCTATCGTTTTAATGTTGTTATTTTAGATGAAGCGGGGTTCGTTCCTGAAAAAATCATTACTTCTGTTATTATCCCCTTCCTTTCTACTAATATTGATCCTATTAAACGTCAAAATTTAGTAAAACAGGAAGAAGATTTGGTCAGTCGCGGATTAATGAAAGAAGAAGAAAAAACAGTATTTAAAAATAATAAATTTATTGCACTAAGTTCGGCTACTTATCAGTTTGAATATTTGTATAGACTTTATAAAGTTTATAAAGAGAATGTATTAAATCCAGAAAAAAACCAATTAGCTAGTTATGGAATTTTTCAAATGTCCTACGAAGCTTCCCCGGAGGGTCTTTTAGACAGAGCTAATATAGAAGGCGCAAAAAAATCTTTTTCGACTATTGAATTCGACAAAGAGTATCGAGCAATTTTTCCGTTAGATAGCGATTCTTTCTTTGGAATGAAAAAAATGGAAGATGCAACTTTGACTGAGGGTAGCGAACCTAGTTTTGAGCTATTTGGAAATTCTAAAGATGATTATTTATTGTCAATTGATCCTAATTCTTTAAACAAGTCTACTAGCGCGGATCATTTTGGTATGTCTGTTTTTAAACTAGACAAAGAAAATAGAAAAGTTTATTTAGTTCACCAATTCGCAGCTTGTGATCTTGATATTATTGATTATATTCAGTATTTGGCTTATCTTTTAGAAAATTTTAATATAAGTGCAATAAGTATTGATGCCAGCGGTGCATCTTTTATACAAATTTGCAATGATTCTCAAATATTTAAAGATAAAAATCTAAAATTAGATTTTTTTGAAGCAGATTTTCATGTTGAAGATCGAGAATATGTCAAAGAGTTAAATAAAGCAAGACGGTCTTACAATAAAATAGCTAGGAAAATTTGTTATTCGCAGCAATTTACAAATGATTGGAAAAGAGCAGCAAATGAACATCTTCAAAACTGTATTGAATTTAAAAAAATTATGTTTGCATCTACGCCCGACGACAATAAATGGGGTATGTATTCAGATACTAACATCGCTAATTTTGACAAGCTAAAATTTTTATCAGGTGAAAAAGAATCGGTAAATAATGTAGCCAGAAAAATTGAATTTTTAGAACACCAAAAATATCTAATGAAAGATGTGAAAGCACAGTGTTGTTTAATTCAACTTAAAGTAACAGAACAAGGAACACATACCTTTGAATTACCTCAAAATATAAGAAGACAAACTGGAAAATTAAAGACGAGGCGCGATCTTTGGACGACTCTCTTTATGGGAAATCAAATGGCTAAATATTATTTTGATATGTTTTCTACCGATGAAAAATTTAATTATGATAATAAATGGTCCCCATATATTTTATAATTTTCAAATAAAATTCTTTAAAAATTTTAATATAATTTGCTAAACGTCATGACGTTTGGTGTAAAGTATATGTATAATCACTATATAAATATTAAAAAATGAAAAGAAAACAATTCTATCTACCTGAGAAACAAATTCAATTACTAGAAGCTGAGTCGGAAAAAACTGGTTCTAGCGTATCTGAGATTTTACGTCAGCAAATCCAAAGTCTAGAAAATATTAATACTCAGATTACTACGGCGGCGGCGGCTAAGCATATACAAGAATCAAATATTAAACCCCATAATTGTCCCGCCGAGTCTTTTGGGGCTTCTTATGCCGGTTCTGTTTCTGGCAACGGGGGCGTTTCTCTAGCTGGCGACGACAGTTCTTTTTATTTTAGAAGTGATAACGGAACTTCCAGTGCTTTACCCTATAATCTTTTAAGATACAATAATTTAATAGCGTTAAGATTTCCATATCAAAATATGAACGGATTTATTAATATCCGTGAAGCTATTCGCTTGTGTCAAACCGCGTGGTATAATGTTCCTATTTTTAGACAAACTATAGAAGCTATGACTTTTCTAGCTAATAGTGGTATTAAATTATTTGGCGGAAACAAAGAATCAAAAGATTTTTTTAATGCGTGGTTTGAAAAAGTTAATATATTTAATTTGACAGAACAATATTTTAGAGAATTATTTTTATCTTCCAATGTATTTTTATATAGATATGATGGCGGAATTAAATCAAATAGAGTAGATAAATTTATAACTGGCGGAGAGACAGGGGAAACATCTGTGGACATTAAAGATAAAAAAGAATCCACAGCGGCTAAAACTATTGATATTCCTGTTAAATATATAGTATTAGACCCGGCTGGACTATCTATCCAGAATAATTCAGATTTAAAAAATTACACCCCTATTTATTATAGATTAATGGATGTAGGCAGTAGACAAAAATTAAAAAACTTAACTAAAAAAGGCGAAGTTAAAATTGATTTAGAAGAAAGTCTTCATGATTTAATTAATGACGAATATGGTTCTATGACTCACGAAAGACTTAATCCTGATCATTTATATCCTTTATTTTACCAAAAACAAGACTATCAACCCTTTGCTATGCCGATGGGTTTTCCAGTATTGGAAGATATTAATTTAAAGTTAGAATTTAAAAAATGTGATGCCGTAGTAGCTAAAACTGTGGAATCTATAATTATGTTAGTTACTCACGGGAATGAGCCAGAAAAGGGCGGCATGAATCCCGTAATTGATAGCGCCTTAAAAACTATATTCAAAACAAAGCAGGGCGGGCGGACACTTATTTCAGATTATACAACTAAAATAGATTTTTGTATTCCAGATATTAATAAAGTTATTGGTAGTATCAAATATGATCAGTTAGACCAAGATATTATGGATGGTTTAATGAATGTATTTTATGGTGAGAAAAAACTCGCAAACATAACTATTAAATTGAGACTTTTCGTCCAAATGTTAGTTTATGCTCAAAAAACTTTTCTAAATGAATTTTTACTTAATGAAATGAAACGGGTGGGCAAACTTGTAGGATTTAAGGATGAAGAAATTCCTACGCCTAAATTTCAAAGAATCAATATGGAGGACCGGTCAAACTCAGATAGGTTTGTCGCTCAATTAGCTCAGTTAGGATTATTAACCGCAGAGGATACATTTGAGGCTGTAGAAAGTGGATTATTACCCGTAAATGATAATATTGAAGAGAGACAAAAAATTTATAAAAAACAAAGAAAAGATGGACTGTTTCATCCTTTGGTCGGCGGAAGCGCGGACCCGAATGCTGTTCCCGACGGAGCCGACGGTGTTAAAAAACCAGTTAAATTTAATAAAAAAGCTATGTCAAATAAAGACGGGCGGCCACAAGGAGTCACCGCTCCGCGAACCATCACGGTCAAAGCTTCAGAAAAATATCAAATTGATGTTAATAAATTTAAAAACAATATTTTACTTGCTAACGTCATAACAAATGACTTAACCAAGGCTTATACTAAAAAATATGGTTTTTCAGAAGATATTGTAGATAAAGTTAAAACTATTGGAACTCATTTGATTACCAACGAATTACCTGAAAATTGGGCAAAATGTATTAAAAGCTATATAAAAGAATTACCTGAGCCCAATGTAGAGAATGTATCGTTAGCTACCGAATTACAAGAACAAAATGAAGTTGATGAATTTACAGCAGCTTTGCTGTTATGGAGTATAGCATAATTACTATTAATAGAAAATTGTATTATTAAATAGTGTAAATATATTATATAATATAAATACAATGACTTTATTATTTTTCACCTTACTATTATCTTTAATATTATTCTTTTCATTTGAAACAGATGTTATTTACGAATATAGTAAATTATTAAAAATTAAATTACCTAAAATTGAAGAATACGAAAA